GTCTCGCCCAAATCGATATACGTCCCGGAAGAATGCTCTTTATATTCAACGCGATAAGTAACACTCCAGCTCTGGATATCCCCGGAACTGGAATTCTGCTGATAGAGCCCGTTATTAAGCCGCAGATGAATTTCAAACGCCTCGACATCCAGATCGACCGTGGTGTAAATGTAAGGATTGTTTTGCGTGAGGTTGGCACTGACCGGATAAATATTGTGCAGATCCTCGAAGTTCGGGATCATGCTCTGGTAATTCGTTCCGAAACGCTTGTTGACCGCAACACCCTCGAAATTGTCGATGGGATTATTGTTAAGCTCAATACTTTCTATCGATTCGATCTCGCCTTCGCAGATCGCCAGAAGCACGTTCAGGTAGTGCTTGTCGCCGTCTTCCCAGAGAAACTGGTTGATGATATTTCCGCCGACCCGGTGCTCGCCGTACACCACTGCCACCGGCACGCCGACTTCCTGAATCGTCTGCACGCCGTCCCAGCCGTACGTGGGCGAACCCTCATCCATCCCGGCTGAGCCGAGATTGAAATCCGGCATTTTCGGCTGGTTCATGTACTGATAAATGGCATACCCCATCGAAAGAACAAAAAACGTAAAAAGAAACGGATGCGCCACCGCGGCCGCCCAAACTGCCGAGATGATAAACGAAACAACGGCCACCACCGGCGCTTTGACCTCCGGCGCTACCACGATCTCATCGCCCTCTTCAATACGCGAATCCAGATCTTCGATGCGTTTGCCGGTCACGATGACGCGTTTGTCCTTGTAATCGAACCCGGAATTGTCGAGATATTCGCGTACGGATTTGCTTCTGGAATAAGTAAATTCCAGAACCTGCGCCTCTTCCGTCTTGAACGGATTGTCGATATTACGAACAGATATCATTTTTTAACCTGTAGAAACCTTCTGTTTTTGTTTTCCACGACACATCATCGAGCCGCGACACCACAACCCCCTGACGGCAACAATGGATAAAACGCCTTTTCGAAAGAACGATCCCCGCATGGTTTGCCACGCCTTTCGAATTGACGAACAATATCCCGTCCAAAAACTGCGGCGTTTCAACGCGATCCCAATCATGTCCGTAATGCTCCCTGAAATAGTCCTTGCCGCTTAAACCCCACACCTTGCTGTATTCCAGATCTTCGATATCAAAGAGCCGGAAGCCCAGATCCGCGTAGACAAGTTTAAGAAACCCCCAGCAATCCAGCCCTTCCATCGTCCGGCCCCTGTGGCGGTAGGGTATGCCGAGATACTTGCCGATGATCGCCTTTTCTACATTACGTAGATTCTGCGCGTCGGCACGGACGGAAAAGCCCCGAACCGGTGGTAATTCTCCAGCACCTTGCACCGCTGTTTGGTTTTGTTGCATGAAACCTCTCCTCCGATATACCCGCATTCGGGCGACTTAAACTTCCACGCGCAGTAATTGCGCGCGTACCGGCGCGCGGGCAGATCAACACCCAGAACATCGAACTTGCCGGTTAAAGTGAACTCCACATTCTTCTGGTCTGCCGTATAGCTGTCGATATAAAAAACGTCATCCATATGCGCGTCCGGGTCCGCCAGTTGGTCGGCCCAGACCATGCGGATCGTGACCTTCTTCCCGCGCAAATCAAACTGCTCCAAATAAAGCTGAATCAATCGTGAAACGTTACCCAGCCGCACCTTGACCTGATCGATCTGACCCTGATTGTTCTCGCCGATGAATTCATGCGTGACCGGGAACTTCGAATAAACCTCTCCCTGATACGTCACGTCCTGATCGAACCCCGCGATCCTCAAATCATTAATGGAGTCGTACTTTTCGAGGACGTATAAAAAGATGGGCGCATTCTCCTGCTTTGATTTCTCGCTTATAAAAGCGGGGCTGATATTTCTCGGCATTACTTCACCTCTATAAAATCAAACTCGAAGTCGTACACCTCATACGCCTTCATCGTGAATTTAAAACTGTCCTCGGCAAACCGAACCGTATACTCCACGGCATCGTTGGGGTTCGTCCATGTAAACGCCATAAACGAGCCGTATTTCGCGGAAAAGAAATCCCGCACCATCTCCATATCTGCCTTTGACCTGCTGGAAAACCTGAGCCGCCATTTGTGTAACGGTGCCGCCCACTTGCGCCTGCGCTGTTCAACACCGCTCTCATACTCCGAAATGAGCGTCTTGTATTCCAGCGTCTCTTCAAAAACAAAATCCGGTAAATAGGTAAAATCGCTCATGCGTAACTCCTGATCACCGAACGGATCTTCCCGTTGTTGTAAATGTCGTCGGCAATGGCATTCGAAAGCATCTTGCGGTTGCGCCAAACGTCCTGCGCGTCCCACGCCTGAATCACCTGATTGACGTTGATCGTGACACCGCCTCCGCCCGGTTGCTCCCCGCGGTTAAGCGCGCGCAAGTTATCCGACCCGCCCAATGCCTGCATTCCCCTGCGGGAAAGCACGCCTTCGCCCGTTTGCGCGATGATCGGCACCTCATCCGGCGCAAGACCCGAATGGGCCCGGATAAACGCCCGGTTGCGCTTTTCGACCGTTCCTCCGCTATGAAACAAACTCGCCACAGGAACGCCGAAGATCGTGCCGCCAGCTCCGGCCATCGCCGTAAATATCTTTATGAGTAACAGCTTCGCCAAGATGTTCGAGATCATCTGCAGAACCGCCCTGCCGAAATCCGCGAACACCTCTTTGACACTACGAAGCTCGCCCGTAAACGCCTTGAAGAAAAACTGCGAAAACGCGTTCTGCATGTTGTGCGCCGACTGCTTGGCAAACTCTTCCATGGCGTTAAACTGCTGTGCCGCCGCCTCCGCGCTCTTACCCACATCCTTGGCTACGTTTTTCAATATTTCCGCTGTCTTGTCACCAGTCTCTTTGACCTTGGCAAACACAAGGTCATACTGCTTCATCGCGTCCCGCGCGCTTTCCTGCGCGGCCAAATTGAATGCCGTGCGCGCTTCTTCAAGACCTTGAGTAATCCCCTCGACATTGAACTGAATCTTGTTCTCTTCCAGCGACTGCGAAAATTTCTCTACCTCCGCTGATGCCTGCCGGTATGTTTCACCGACACTGCCGGGAAGTTTTCCCAAAAGGTCGTAGAACTTAATGAGCGGAACCATGAGCGCCTGAAAGAAATCGACCGCAAAACCCAAGAGGCCGTTCAAGGCGTTTGTTATGCCTTGAATGAACCCTTTGACCGCCCCTGCGCCGTACTCAAGGATCGTGAAGACACCCGCCACCAGATGATTGGCAAAACCCTGAAGGAATCCGAGCACCTGCCAGAGGGCCTGCCCCGCCTTTTCCATAAAATCATTCCATTGGGATTTGAGCATCTGCACCTTTTCATAGCTGGTCATCATCTCGAGATTCACCGCCTCAAGATGCGTCTTGCTCTGCGCGAGAATATGATTGGACATGGCCTGCGCCATATGGTATTTCTGGACTTCCTCGACAGTCTTGCCCGTCGCCTTTGCGTATTCCTCTGCCGCGTCTTTAAGCGACAGCTGAAGGCCGTATGACCGCCTCAAGGTAGTGACCAGACCACCGGTAACCGCACTCGAAATATTCTGAAACGCCTCTTCGGTAGTGGTGCCGAATATCCGCGCCTCGGCCCGCGCCTGTTTCATAAGAGCGGTAACTTGATCCATGCTCAAGCCCTGCGCCATAAGCGCCGAAACCTTATCCGCAACGTTGGAGAAATTGACCGTCTCCTTGGAAGCCTCTATGATCGACTGCCGCATTTTTTGCGCGTCAATGCCGACACTCTCCGCCATGCGGCTGAAACTCTGCTCGATCTGCTGGGCCTTGGCTCCCATTTCCATGAGATCCCACGCCTTGCGAAGCGCCATGATGCTGGCCGTAATGGCCGCGGTGATCGCAAGCCAGTTCTGCTTCCATGCATTGGCGAATCTCTGCAGGTTTCCGCGCACGCCCTCAAGGCGCTTGGTCGCCTCATCCCTGAGGCGCAATATGATCGAGAGTTCTTTATTCGTCATCGCTTGAATCTGTCCCTTCTTTTCTGCATCTCCTGCTCGATTGCCTGCAGTTCCTTTTCGATCACTTCAAAAGCATCGAGCATTTTGGCCGACTGATCGATCCAGCCGCCCGCGTTCGGCATATATCCCTGCCTGTAAAACTGAAATGCCCTTATAAAGCTCGCCGACTGTCGTGTGACGATCTTAAAAGGGCATCCCCGATACCGCGATCCGTTAAGCTCCCAGACTTCCTGCCCGGGCACTTCATACTCGCATTGAATCTTTCTCCCGCTTAAACAGCCATGGCAGTTCACGGTGAGGCCGCCCAGATGAACCGCCACGATCAGTTTTTTTTCTCGCCCTCCGAAAGTTTCGATTCATTCAAAATGACCTCGGCCAGCTCCTGCCTGAGTTCATTCGGAAACATGGCGATGATCCTGTCCGGAACAACGTTTCTCATCTTCCCCGCATAATGAATCGTGTCGAACTTAAGTTCGATCGGTTTCTTGGTCTCGGGATCGAGAAAGTTTGTCAGGCCCTTAAGCCCGAACTTGATCGCCGTAATCTGCCGCCTGTTCCAATTAAGCCTGACCTTGGCCTTGTCGTTGGGATTGGTCGAGCTCATTTCGTATGTACTGCTCTCATCGTCAACCTCTGCCCTCAACACCGGATCCAGAAGCCCGATATGAAACACGCTCGGATTCTCTTTGTCCGGATCAAGTTTCGACACATATTCGCGTGTTGCATTGACATCAATTCCCGTAAGCATGGAAACACCTCCTGTTTATAAAAGTAATAAAGCGAGTTCATCATCCCCCGGCTCCATCGAACCGGTGAGATCGAACGACGTCTGCGCCAGCTGAATGCCGTCGCGGTCGCCGTCATCGACCTTGTTGTAAACAATGCCGGGCACGTAGAACCGGAACTTGTTGCCATCGCTTTCTCCGTACGCCAGATCAAGAACCATCGGCGTATTGCTGAACCACTTGGAGAAGAAATCATGCGAGGCAACCGGCACCATTTCCGGATTAAACGACCCCTGCATATCCCGGCCGGTGATCATGTAGGATAAAATCCCCTTCGCATCGTCGATCTTGTCTTTTGAAGCCAGCGTGTTCGATACGTCGATCTCCATCTCACCGACATTAAGCGAAACGCCGTCGCAGGACATAACCGCGTTCAAAAGCACCGGCGGCACCGTATCGTCGAAGCTCACTCCGGTAAACATCGGCGTGTCTGTAACGCCATGCTCAACGCCCTTGAAACTGAAATCGAGCGTAGCCGGTTCTCCAATCTTGAAGTTGAACTTGACCGTCCCGCGGCAACCTTTAAGAAGCTTCGCCACGCCATCCTCATAAAGCCCCATGGTCAAAGAAACCACGGAACTGCTGATCGGCTTTATTTCAAAACCCGCACTTGCCGGATCGGACGAAGCAGTCGATACCGCGCCGGAATCCGCGCCTGTTATGTGATCTCCGGTCTCGAATACTCCGGTAAGCGCGACATAATAAATCGAAGCCGCACCGTTTGCGGTCTTAATGACCACACGGCCCACTGCGCCTGATGTATCGCCTGTGATCACCTCTCCGTGCCGGTAAGGCCCGCTGGTAATCGCTCCGATCGATATTTTCTTAAGCGCGTTCGATTGAAACCCGCAGGCCCTGACCAGCCGCATCCACTCCGGTTCAACCGTAACCGATCCCGAACCTTTCAATTCGATACTGAAATCGATCCCTGCCGAACGTTTACCTGCCAACTTTCCCATCTTGGTCAA